TTAAACGTTCAGCTGTTTTTCCTTTTCTTTCACCTGCGCTTCAAACTCATCAAGCAGATCACGCACTTCGTCTGTTGTTTCTGTTTTCATGAGCTGATTTCGCAGCTCTCCGCCTCCACGGATACCCCGGATATATATTTTAAAGAAACGGCGGAGCGGCTTGAATAAAATCGGTTCAATTTCCGTGGAATACTTATCGTGAAGATCGAGGTGCAGCCGTAAAAGATCAAACAGCTCTTTTGTGCTGTGCTCCCGCGATTTTTCTTCAAACGCAAAAGGGTTTTTGAAAATTCCCCGGCCGATCATGACCCCGTCCACGCCGTATTTCTTTACAAGCTCTTCGCCTGTTTCACGGTCGGGAATATCACCGTTGATCGTAAGGAGCGTATGCGGTGCAATTTCATCACGGAGCGCCTTGATCTCCGGGATCAGCTCCCAGTGCGCTTCGACACTGCTCATTTCTTTTTTCGTACGCAGATGAATCGACAAGTTGGCAATGTCCTGCTCGAAGACGTGCGTCAGCCAGTCTCTCCACTCGTCGACATACGTATAACCGAGCCGTGTTTTCACACTAACCGGCAGGCCTCCCGCTTTGGCAGCCTGAATGATCTTCGCCGCATTATCCGGCTCCCGGATCAGGCCGCTGCCTTTCCCACTCGCAGCTACATTCTGCACCGGGCAGCCCATGTTTAAATCGATCCCTTTAAAGCCCTGTTCGGCCATGCCGATACTCATTTCCCGGAAGTTCTCGGGCTTGTCTCCCCAGATGTGGGCAACCATCGGCTGCTCATCCTCTGTAAACGTCAGACGCCCCCGTACACTGTAGATTCCTTCCGGATGACAGTAGCTGTCCGTGTTCGTAAACTCCGTAAAAAACACATCCGGTCTCGCAGCCTCCGCGACTACGTGCCGGAAAACCACATTCGTCACATCTTCCATCGGTGCCAAAACATAGAACGGCCGTGGCAGATCGTTCCAGAAATTTTCTTTCATAAAGCCGATTCATTCCTTTCGTTACGGAGCAAGAACTGCTCCTCTCTCAAAAAAATTCTGATATATATTATGATAATCAAATTTGTTTATTTAATCATTTTCTTAACCTTATATATTTTACATGAATTTGACTTTTATGAAAAGAAGGAGGTTTTATCATATGATACAATATTATTGGTTATAAATAATTGAAAAAAAGCCCTCCACCAAGTTCGAAAACTCGATGAAGGTCCTCTTTTAAAAACCTATCTAAATTAATTTCAACGGTTTAAGCGGATGATAAAGCTCATATTCCTTTCAATTCAGGGTTTTGGGTTTTTAATTACATCATGCCGCCCTTGTCGCACTGCTTAAATTAATAACAAATGAAGTCTAAAAACGTTGATGTAACAGCATTTTTAATTTCTACACACTCCTGAATTTCGGTGCATTAAAAGGCTTTCGGTGGTTTTTCGGTGGTTTAAAATGATGCGTCCGTTACATCAAAATCTTCACCGACTTCAACAGCTTCATAATGTGTTATTTTATCTGCAATAATAGTGTAAAATTTCTCGTCAGTTTCAAATTCTACATATCCGTTTCTTCCTTTTTGCTGCGTTTGAAGGATAGCTCTTTGCGCTCCATCAGCTTCCACAAAAAATGATCCTGCTTTATACTCCCCAACAAAAACATCAACCTGGAAATTCGACATAAACATCCACCCCCTTCCAATAATCTACTACTATTTTACATTTTTGTTCACTACTTTGAAACAGAAATTTACAAAGCCCTCAAAAACTCGTCATGATGCTCATACAATCCCACATAGGCATCTAACATGCTTGCTGTTCCATCTATCCTCATTTTTGCTGCCTGGTTCTTTACTGGCACAATGTTTCCGTTCCGATCCGTTTCAATCCCTGTGTTTGTTAAGCACCATTTCAGGATAGGGCTGTTATTGTAATTAATCTTCTTCGCTTGCAGATCCGCCCCCATCTGCTGCATAGGTAAACTGAGCGTTCTTGCCCCCTGGATGCAGCGTTCCATCTTAAAACCATGCTGCTCCATTTCTTCTACCCAATACTTAGCAGAATAACTGTCATAGTAAATCCACAGTGGAGTTATGCCGTAATCATTCAGCATTTCAAGAAACCAGGCCGTTATATCTCCATAGTTAATACTATTACCATTACAGAGCCTGAGTAGCCCTTGATCCAGCCATTTATCATAGGGGATCTTATCTACCGCTACCCGGTGTTCAAAGCTTTCACGGGGCAGCCAGTACATTTGATGAATGAACCGCTTTTCCGTTTCTTTATCTACCATCAGGAGTGTAGCACAGCTTAAATCTGTCGTAACACTTAAATCAGCCCCGCCTATGGCATAGCAGTTTTTAAAATCCTCCAGGTTAAACGTTTCTTCATTATTGATATGATCGAACGTCAGCCAGGCTGTATTTACCGTATCTCTGATATTAAAATCTTTTGTGAGAATCCCGCTTATGTCGTTCGGGTTATTCTGTGCTTTTTCTACTTTCCGTTTCAGATCATCATGCTTTTTTATGCTGCCTAAAGCAGGATTAGCTTTCATCCAGGCTCCCTGATCCGTCCATTCTTCTTTCTCATCAAGCTCATACATAATAGGAAGGAAACTTTCATCTTGATAATTCCCATCAGCCACATTACAAGCGTATTCGTACATATCATCAAAGATATTCCCCCGGATCGTACCAGCTGTGGTTATCATAATAAGAATAGGCTGCTGCCTGGCTGATTGGCTCTGCTTCATAACTTCATATAAGTTTCTATCTCCTATGCTGTGAAGCTCATCAATAACCACAAGGCTTCCGTTCAGCCCGTCCAGGGTATTACTGTTTTTTGCTAATGGCATAAGCTTTGACATGGTAGGCTGAAAGTATAGATCACTCTTTCTCTTTTTCACATGCTTTGATAAGTGTGGGCTTTGCTGGATCATATTGTGAGCTTCATCAAAAAGAATACGTGCTTGATCTCTTTTACTGGCAATAGAATAGCATTCTGCCCCTCCTTCACCATCTGCAATAAGCATATATAAAGCTAAACTTGCCAGCATGGTACTTTTTCCGTTTTTTCTGGCCACATAGAACATGCTTTCTTGATACTTTCTGTGTCCTGTTTCCTCATCCACAAAGCCAAACAGCGCACTAATAAAAGCCTTCTGAAAGAGTTCAAGGGAAATAGGTTTACCAGCCCATTCCCCTTTACTGTGCTTACAGAACGATTCTATAAACAATATCGGTTTGTTTGCTTTCTCTTCATCGAAAATATAGCCTGAAGGGTTCTGGATCTCATGAGCCATCCGTTCATATTGCCTGTAAACTCGTTTAGAAGTAGTTACCTTCCCTACTTTGATCTCCTGCCAGTATTCCAGTACATAATTCATCAAATCACGCCTTTATAAAGTCCATTAATGGATCTGAATGCTGTTCTGCGTCAGTTTTAGGCAACAGATCTACCAGCTGTTTATAGAGAAGGCTATAACGTTGAATGGTAGCATTGTAAGCCTTCAACGCTGGATGCTCTCTTAAAAACTCCTGCCGGCCTTGCTTAAACATAGATACAGCCCCTTCACTCTCTACCTGCTCTTTCAAGAATTCAAGCGTATTCTGCATGAACACAAGCTCTTTATAGATCCCCTGAGCAATAGGCTGCCTATCTTCTGGAATGTCCTTCAATAGCTTTTTTACTTTCCGCATATCCGTAGAAACTACGGGCTTCTTTTTTGAAGTCGTCATAAATTCACCTTCTTATCGTATTTTTTGATCGTATATAACCGTCCCCTTATATAAAATTCCCTGGAGAGGAAAAGAAAGGTCCCTGCACCGGTTCCCTATCGACTTTTTTAAAAATAAAATCGGGGGGACTAAAATTTTTTGAAAAATATTTTTTTGAAATTTTTATTTTTTCGATTTTCATTTTTTATTTTCGGAAAAATATTTTTGGAATTTATTTTTTTATCAAGTTACCATCCGAATCAAACGTCAATCCTTCCACACAATTTTTACTTTTATGATGTTCAATGTTGTGGCAGTTTTGACAGAGAGCTTCTAACTGATCCCAGTTCAATGTAACTTGCGGATCGTGAATGTTTTCAGGTGTAATGTATTTCTTGTGATGACAGATAGAAGCTACATCTCCACATCGTTCACAGATGTAATGCTTACTACGCATGAATCCTATACGGCAGCGTATCCACTCTTTACTTGTATAGAAAGCTTTAGCATAGTCATGCGCCATATTACTTCACTCTTCCTAAAGCTGTTAGTGCTGTAAGCAAGTTATCTATCGTTCGCTTCAGCCTTTCACTGTCCTGGCTTTGCGGATCAAACCACAGCTGTAAAATAAATATTGTTACTGTCCTGGCTAATGGATGAACAGGATCTTCTTCCCACGTTATCCCTGTAGTTGCTTCCAGGTAAGAAGGGATAGAATCTAATAACGTTTCAATTATAGGATCGTTCTCTTCATCATTTACTCTCACAGCGTCTCTAGCTTCTTCTATACTAATAAGCATGTTCTCACTCCTTTTTATAAAAGGGATACCAGCATAGGCTGATACCCCTCATAATGATTAGGCTTATGCCCCTTCTGGTACTGATAGTTTAATGAATGCTTCTTCTACCAGTGGCTTTGTATCTGCAATAGCCATAGCTCGATAATCTACCAGGCCACTCTTGAAGCTGCTTTCCCTTGATACTTCAACCATAAGACCTTGTGGCATGTTATACCCCATGTAGTTGAAGTTACCAAGAATGATAGTATCATCTTCGATATTGTCATCAATGACAACCTCTTTCCCCAGGATATACCCCACTGTTTCATTCTTAGGATCTGCAACAAAGATAGGACGCTTATTATCATCTACCAGGCTGTAGACCTTGTTATAAAGAGTGGCGTTACTCATAGCAAACTTAGCGCCTCCAGCATAACCACGCTTTAGTTTAGCAAGAGCCTGAGTAAAGTCCGTGTATTCTCCTGCAAGATCCAGACTGTTAGAAGCACTCCAAGTTATACCAGTATCCAAGCCGGTTCCTTGTCCATCCCCTGTACCATTTACAAGAGCATCAGCAATGGCTTCCATCACACAGTTTGTAAGCTCATCAATCATATAAGATTCAAAAGCCTGTACGCTCATTTTCTTAGCTGCTGCACTGATGGAGAATACTTTAATGATCTCGTATCCACCAAACTTCACAGCTGCAGTATTGGCTTGCTCACTGTCTACCGGTTGCCCTTCTGTATGCCACTGCGCCTTACTGGAAGGCGTACCAATCGGAACACTGATATTTGTTGGAATATTAAAGTTTCGGCAGTGTGCAATCAAACCGCCCATTGTACGTGCTTTCTTAATTACTTCATTCAGTGTTGTAGTCGGTAGTACTGCAGCACTGTTTGTTGTTGTATTGAAAGCATCAGAACGGCGTTCAGCCTCTTGAAGCTCCATCGCTTTGTTAAATGTGCGTGTCTCCATATCTGTAAGCTTCTGCCCCAGCATTGTTTTATAGAAAGCACTGCGGTATTCAGAGCTTTCAAATACATTTTCCATCGGTACCTCTTTAGGTTGATTACTGAAGTTTGTACCAGTGATAGGATTGAAGCCACCTGAGCTGTTGCCCTGGCTTCGTTGTTCAATGTTTTCTTTCGCTTCTTTCAATCCATCCAGCTCCACATTAAGGGAATCTACATCAGCATTAGGATCTGTATTGATCTTCTCCCCGATCTCTGAAGCTCGTTTCTCAATATTTTCTACGGAATGGTTACGATAATGATTAAATGCCTCTGCTACTGTTTTAAATTTCATGCGTTTACACGCTCCTTTTTAGTATTTGATTAATTTTTATTTTTGCTTCCTGTCGCTCAGGGGCTTTGAGCTTTTCCCAGGTGTTTTCAATAGCTGATCTGGCTTCTACACTCGTTTGAGGATAGGCTGGAAAAGCTACGATACTACATTCATACACCTTTTCAATCTTTGAAATAGTCCTGATATTCGTCTTTGCATCGTAATGGCTGCCGCCTTTAGGTACTTTAAATGCAAAACTCATACCGGATAGATCTCCACGTACTACTGCCGTATGGACGCTTCTCCCATCTTCAGTATCAGGTAACTCTGCTCTTAACTCTAATCCTGCCGGATCTAAAGTTAAGTGCATCGTTTTAGGTGTTCTTGCTAAAGGAATCTTATTCATATCGTGGTTATACATCAAACGAACATCTGATAAATCAGCATCGTCCAATGCGCCCCTTTGAATAACCTCGATATATTGCCCGAATGGGGCATTTATAGTGGTCGAATGGCCAAAAACTATAGGCCTCCCACTAAGAACAAGGCTGCTTTCCCCTGCCGGATCGGCAGCTCTTAATTCAGCAATTCGTAATTCTTTCATGATGCTGTACCTCCTTCAACTGCTGTAAAGGCTATAGGTAGCCAATGAGGAGTTTTATATTCTGCTCCACTTTTCACTATGGGCATTCTTAATGTCTTCCCATCTATAAAATAGACAAATGGAGGAACTACTTCTTTCTTTATTAGGTTTTGCTCTTGAAGCTCTTCCAAGATATGATAAGCCTCTTCATTCCAACCTGACCAATAAATAACATTTCTATTTTTGACACTGGTAGATTCAAATTCCCCTTGCCAAGAAAAGCCTTCCTCTTCAAATATTTTTTCTATTTCCACATAGCTTGTATTATCATTTACTTGAATGTAATCCAGTATTTTATTCTTCACTTTTGTTTGATTCATCCTGATACTCCCCTTCCTCATTTAATTGATATTTATCGGCTTTATCAGCGTTCACAACGTTTAATGTCTGGATACGTTTATCTCCGTTTTCTACAGGTGGTAGGTTCAATATTTCTAACGCCTGGTTAGCAGTGAACAGACCATAAGGCATAAGTTCTTTAATGATGTTTGTTTTACTTGTATTGCTGGCAAACTGCAGCCTGTTTGATTCAAACATAATAGAATTTCCAAAGGATTGTTCACGCTCTGTAAATAACTTATCTGTTAATTCCAGAGAAAATTGAATAGCTAGAGGCTCTATAATACTTTCATAGAAGGATGCCCATTCATCTTCTGAATACGTGCTGTTTACAATGCTTTCACTGATACCCAGATACTCATAAATCTTCTGTTTCACAGCGTTTAACTGCTTGTCATCTACAGAAACAGGATTAGATTCTAGCGGTATATAATCGAATTTACTATCAATAGCCGCTATGCCTCCATTGTTCTCAACAGTCAAATAATCGTTGATAAAAGCTGCTTTTTCTTCCTTAAGCTTCTCTGGACTAAGCACCTGGTTATACTTCAATATTCCTCGAATAGTGGCATTCGACTTAATAGAGTTTTCCAGCCCTTCATTCTGTGTATGCGCTAAGTCCAGTGCTGGAATAATAGCTGTATTCGTATCACCCAGGAGATCATTACTGTTAAAAAACCGCCTGGCTATAAAAACATCTGTATAGGGAAGAGTTACTTCCTGCCCGTTTGAAAACAAGAATTTACAATACATCGTTCCATTAGCATCGGTCATGTATTCTACACTCTGAGGAGATAACGGATATATAGCCCTTAGATAACCACGCTCATCTTTATCTAAAAAAGCAAAAGTATTATTGAATAAATAGTAATGAGTTACCAGCTTATAAAGCAGATCGTAAGCTGTCATATAAGGGTTCGGCCTTACCTGAAGCAGCCGGTTTAATTGTTTATCTCCTGTCAGTCGCCTTTCAGATGATGCAATAAGGTGTTTTCCTTTGAGCTTTGCAGCGTTTCTTGCTATAGCATCCACAGCAGCCCTGTAAATATCACTTTCATAAGCGTTTCCACTAAATGGAGTGAATAAGGCAGTACCGCCACTCATTATTTCAGCTCTCTCTGTTTGTCTCTGTACTTCTTTTTCTATCCCTAAAAGTTTCTCCCAAAATCCAGCCACAAAATCACCACCTCTCTTCCGTTATAATTCTTCTCTTTTCCCTACCGGATGCTATTTCATAAGCATTTATTAGTTCGATGAGATCATACCGATCCACAAGCATAAACTCGGTTCGATTATTGCAAGCACGTTCAATATCTTCTTTTATCCTTTCCAATACCTCATCCATTTACAAAATCGCCTCCCCTATTATAGTGATTGTTCTGTTTTGTTCATCATCGTTCATAATGCTTCTTATTGAGTAATCCTTTCCTTTAAAACGAATGTGCATTCTCGATGTGATGCCAGGAGTATATTTAATGATGAATCTGGAAACTCCTAAGTTTCCGGCCATGGTAGCAGTATTAAATTCACTGCCTTTCATAGTCTTAATATCAGCCCAGGCTTTTTTTACTTCCTGAAGGCTTGTACCTGGGTCAGGCCCAGGGTTCGGGATCTCTTCCATGAATGAAATGCGATGCTTAAAATTAAATGCCACTTACTTCACCTCTTTTATATACGGGCGAATTACCCTTATCTTTAATTGTGTTACTTTCAAAGAATCCCCAGACTCTTTGTGGCACATAGGTTTTCAGTGTTCGCTGTTTTAAATTCCACACTTTTTATTTGAGAGGAATCGTGTATGCCATATTTCCACTTCTTTTTAAGCTGTAATTGAAAATGTAATTGAAACAGAAGGTTATAATTTCAACCTCCCTTTTACTCTCCCAAAGCCTCCACACTTTTGTAATCGTGTAATCGTAATTTCCACTTACTTTATATTTTTTTATTCTCTAAGATACACAAGCCCCATTTATTTATATTCCTAAATAAGGCTTTGTTTCGATTACACGATTACAATTCGGATCAAACACTGTCACTGCAATATTTTGTGTGTAATCGTAAAAGTGAATTTCGATTGCAATTCGATTGCACGATTACACCTCTACTCCAATAATTTAGAAGCATAATTATTATTCTCATAGCATTGATAATTTTTGCTTTTTTCTCCGCAACCTATACCCAATAAATCTAAATCTCCGAAAGCACCAATTAAATCATGACCGTGAAATCTCCCCTGTGAAGAAGTATTCCACTTACTGCTTAAATAAGCTTTAAACTGCTTGTGGAACTGTCTGTCTGAGAGAGGCTTATATCCATTGTCATGGCAAAACTTTTTATAAAAGCCATAAACAATATATTTAGGCACTTTATGAATATCCCATTCATCGAATATAGATAGTTTGAAGTCCAGCACCGGATCATTATCCTGTTTGAAAACTTCAAGCTCATTCAGCGATACAGCAGGAATATCAAACTTATCAAAATCCATATTGATTGCTTTATGCAGCACATATTGAAGCACTTTAGGATCTTTGATATATTCATCTTTGATTTTGATGTTCTCTGTTCTGCCGTTAAAATCAGCATTGAATGGAACAATCACAAGCCTTCTGATCGTGCCGTTCGTTTTATTCCTGAATTTCGGCATACCATTCGTTGACTGGATCACGCTACACTTAAAGGCTGTATTATAGATAGGCTTGTTTTTCTGCTCTACAGAAACCACATCACCCGTTACCACAGAATTGAAGTTTGAACTGTCATCAATGTAAACATTAACGGGTACATCATCCCCAACAACTGCTGTTTTCCCTTCCAGTACACTCAACCTAAAACGCTGATCGAATTCATTTACTTTCAATGTGGCGATATTATTCAGTCCGATCAAGCTCGTAATAAGTTCCTGGAACGTCCCTTTTCCGTTGTTTCCTTCCCCGATCAGGAAGATAGCTTTCTTTCTGGAAAAGTTTCCGTTTAAGGAATCATTGATAACCTGCCATAAAAGATGAACGACTTCTGCATCATTACAGGCAATAGAGGCTAACCAGGATTCAATATCCCATCCATCAATGACTGGATTACTAATATTTTTTACATAAGGTGTGGAGATTTTTGTTGTAAAAACATAATCAGGACTGAAGCTTTCCAGCTGCTTTGTTTTGAGATTAAATACGCCATTCTCCACAGGGATTAGATACCTGGATTCTGTCTTTTCTTTCACTTCAGCTCTGTTCATCAAGTGGTAGATAACGTCATCTGCTTTTGTGCTGTTCAGTTTTGGTTCCAGCCAGGAAATAATACGTTTTACCACAGTATTGTTTCTGGTATAAATCCCTTCTTTAGGCAGATACATAGCAAGCCTGGTGTTTTCTTCTAAATCGAATAAAGCAAAACTGATATAGGCCGGAAGGATAACAGCACATCTTAAAGGGCTAATGGTAGTGGGCTTTCTGCCGTTCTTTCCATCGGCTATCCACTCCCTTTCCATATCTGCCAGTTCTACCAGCCTTCTATCTGAAAGCTCTTTTTGTAAGTCCACTTCAGGAGAATCTTTCAGGATAAATTGAAAATCTTCTAAAGCGCTTGTTCTTTGATACGTTGATTTAAGACCTTTAACAGCCTTTTGTATTGTCCAAGATTTATAATCTTCTCTGTCCCATTTTTGCCGGTATAATCCGCCTCCCGAAAAAATTCTATCAATCTGCTCAGGATCTTGAGTGTAGAAAGCAATTAAGTTACATAGCGCTTGATCCGCTTCACTTTGACTTTCATAAGATTGAGATTCCCAGTTACCAGCATAGAGATCCTGAAACTTTCTGCCGTTGATAGCTTTTGAAGCAATGCTTATTATGTCGTTATCCTCTAGTTCAGGTGAGGATGGAAGATCCGTCTCCACAGTGTTGTTAGCCTCAAAGGCTTTTGGTGGAAAATATAGATCATAAACATAGTCCAAAACTTCCTGTTGTTCCTCTACTGCTAAAGGCGTTCCTTCAAGATGATTTCCTGTTACAGCTATAAAACGCTTTTTCTCGTAAACCTCAATGCCTTTACTAGGATTTTTGCTTCGTTCGCCGGGCTTTTTACCTTTTATAAAAATATGCAGCCCTTTACCACTCTGGCTAATTTCCGTATAACTGTTGAATGAATCAACTAAAACCTGTGCATCCGGGATAATTTCTCCACTTTGAATGCAATCGTCAAAATCTATAACTGTAATAGAATCTTCCTCTGATAAGAAATAGCCGATACCCTTATAATTGTCTGCAGCTCTAAAAGCTGCTTCATACGTTGTCCATGTGGCGGGATCTGTTGAGCTTGCAGCTGAACCGTTAATTTGATGAGGGATCTTTTTCCCTTTCCACACAGCCCATTGCTTACGATCCTTTAATTCTTTTGGTATTTTCATGCTCTCTGTAGCAGCTTGCAAAGCTTCACCCCCTCTTGTACTTCGCCTGATTGTCGGTTATACTAATGGTAGATATTTTATGAAGTGAATATTTTCTGAGATCGTAAGAACTGCCATTCTTACGATCTTTTTTTGTGTTCAAAATGAACCAGCTCAAATATTTTTGTATGCTGTTGATGAGCAACTTCACAATTATTTTCCAAGCCTCGCATTGTATGATACATAAGCTCAGATAATATCCTAACTTCTATGGCGTATTCTCGATGATATACCCCCAACTCTTCCAAAGAGTTTGCTTCACCATCCACTTTCTCCATTTTTTGCTTCAGTAATGATAATTTTTCTTCTATATCGGAAAGTACTTCTTTCTTATGTGAAAGCTCTCCTAAATTAAAATCCAATTCATGAGTAAGGTCTTTTAAATCTTTCATTATTCCCACACTCCCCTTTTATTTTTGGTCGCTTTGCATCCTCTTATAGATTTTCAAATCATTGTCTGTGGCTGTCATGGATGCTGTCATTTCATCTAAGAACTGATCCACTTCATCTTTCTTGAAAAGATACTTACTCCCCACACGATAATATTTGAGGCCATTTTTTATTAAACGATCTTCGATCACCGGTTTACTGATGCTGAGATAAGCTGCCAGCTCCTGATACGTCATAAAGTATTTTTGCTTCGCCAGTTCTTCTACTCGTTCATTAATGGCTGCCTCTAACTTGTCTTTAATCACATCATCATCTACTTGAATGTTGAACAA